TGTCGCCACTGGAGATTCTGAGCATATATGCTGCCGGGTCACGTGGGAAAACCATACCGGTTATTCCAGGCGCAACGACGTTCAACCCGGCCCCCTGGTTGATGCTGGGAAATTGAAGGCCAGCGGCTTTGGGCGGGGTGAACTTAACCATGACAAAAATTATGTGGGAACTTGTACCGGCAATCAAGGGGGCGAAGACAGGAACTTAAAAACCAATAAACAAATATGAGCATTGAAGGGGAACGTGTGGCGAGGCTCGAAGCCAAAGTTGAACAATTACAAATGAACATTCACGATACGCAAAAAGCAATCTGGCAATTAGCCAGACTTGTATTCATCGGAGTAGGCATTACGCTTACTGTTAATATTGTAGCAGTGTTATATGTTACATTTCACACTGCAAAATGATCGCTTTCATTATTCAACATCGTGAGTTTTTTGAACTCCTCGGCATTTGGATTGCCAAAGAGTGGAGTAAGGTCAAGGCTGTTACGCCCGCGGTTTGGCAATGGTGGACGGATAATGGTGGATTGAACGGAATTGTTGGACAATTCCGTAATGGTAAACAACAACAAGAGAAAGACAAAACAAATGAAAAAGTTAGTATTAGCAGTTAGTTTGATCGCAAGCCTTGTTTTGACAAGCAAGGCGCAAGTAACGAACATCCCAACGTTCTTCAATAGTGCTGAGGAATATCTTACTTCGTTTAATACGAACTACGACTGGTCTTCTGTGACAATTGAAGCCGCTTCTTCGTGGAAGCAAGTCACTGGTCAAGGAGCGACTGATGTTATCAATGCTGAATACCACATCGACTCTCGGTTTTTGTTGGGTGGTAGTATTCAGTTTGAGGGTGTTGGCTCTACTATTGGTTCTGCCCAACTTATCACTGGCTATGCGTTTATTCAGCATTTCGATACTCAAGCGAGTATTGAAGTTGAATCTGGATATTCATGGTATCGTAATACTTATGTGATCGAGCCTGAGTTGAAGCTTGAGAAGAAACTCACCAAGAACACCTTTGCACTCATTGGAGTTTCGATTCCTTTGTTTACTGAAGGCAAGAACTCTCGCACTCCTTGCTTTGAGACTGGCCTTGGATTTACTTATTGACCTATGCGACAAGGATTTCAAACAGAACAGTTTAAAGTCTCTACTGAGGATGGGAGGAACTTCACTCTCCTCGAAGCTGTTCGCTATCTCTCAAACGATGGCACGTTATTTGAAATCCCTTTTGGTGCCACTAGCGATGGTGCATCAACCCCTTCCGGTCTGTGGCCGATGATTCCTCCCTTCGGTCCTTACTGGAAGGCTGCTTTCCTTCACGATTCAGCTTACAGGAATACCCTAAGAAAGGTAACAACTTTAAATGCAGGGGTAGAAATTCTCACGCTTGCAGAACTTTCTAAAGAATCCTGCGACGAACTTTTAAAAGAAGCAATGAAATCTTTGCAAGTTCACGAGGCACTTATCATTGAAATATACGAAGGTGTTCGTTTCGCAGGTTGGTCTTCTTTTGAAGAAGACCATAAACAATTTAACTCCTAAGATAAAAATATGCCTTATTTTCAAATATCTAACTTCAAACCAGGACTTGACACCCGTCGTTCTGAGCTTACCTCTCAACCGGGCACGTTAGATACTTTGACTGACTGTCACATCAACCAAGGAGGCCAGGTCGAGAAAAGAAAAGCAATAACATTAGTGGGGAACACCACGAATTGTTTCGGCCTTGTAGCTACTTCTGTCGGATTAATGACATTCGGCAGCCTTTCAGTAGCGGGTGTGACAGTTCCTGGGGGAGTTACTTATCAGCAGTTAATAGCCCCGGATGGAATTAGTGGGATGACTGCTGTGGTAATGGCTAGATGCTTTGGAGGACTTCCTTTTGTAATTGCAACCTTTGGAGCTGCTGGGACTTTTTGTTATTACAACGGACAGCTAGTTGCGGACTTTGTTGCAGGGCTGGTGCTTCCTTATTTAACTACCTATACAAGTGTAGTGCAAGAAATAGCGAGTCTTGTTAATAATACATCTGACTACACAGCTATTTCTAATGGAACAGAGATGGATTTATTAGGTATTCCGGGAAGAAGTTATAATGTAGAAGTGATAACAGAAAGTCTTTCGGGGTTTAATATAACTACTGGAAGCAATACTACCTATCCCACTGCGGTATTAGCAAGTGCCCAAGAAACGAATCCTAGTAATGGACAAACAATTTTCATTGGAGGAAAGACTTATACTTTTGTTTCTGTGCTTTCAGCTGTAGAGGGTCAAGTACTTATTGGGACAAATGTTTATCAGACAATTTCGTATTTGTATAATGCGGTTAATCATGGTACTGGGTATAATAATACTTATTATTGCGCCGCTGCAAATGCGAATGTTATTGCTTCGCTATTGTCCTTGGCTAAGTATCCTTCTTTTACTTTAACAGCACGCACGTTAAATATAAGTGGCGCAGTGGAAAACCTTATTCCAGGGCTTTCATTTGTAAATGAAGCTCCCACGACGACTCCTACACAAGGAGCACAAGCACAAGGACAGTTTCAAATCGTCGCAGGTGTGCCAAGTTCGTCTACAGTAGTTACAGGAGTGTTGAGTAGTAATGGGGCTACACAGCCTTCAGGAACTAGTGAGAATGTTTTTATCTATACAGGACTCACGGGTCATGGAACTTCATTGGCTCATTATACTTTTGTTGCATCCCTTTCAACGGCGGGTGTTTCTAATGTAAGCGGAGGTGATTGGGACATCAACGTGTTGATTGGAGTTGATGTACAAACTACATTGAATAATTTATACTTGGCAATAATGGCTCAAGGAACTCCAGGGGTGAACTACTCTGGAATTACTACTTGGAACACAGGACAAATCATTGCCAATTTGAGTGTAACCGCAGCAGCACCTGTACTTATTTCAGGCTCAACCTATGGTATTACTTTAAGCATGCTGCCTACTTTGTTTATAATTTCAATAGTTCCTGACGATCCTGACATGTTTGGAGATACTACAGGATTTACTTTTACCCCCACAGGAGGCGCTCCCGTCTCTGGGAATAACACGGCCAATTTAACTATAGTAGGAGCCAGTCAACTCACGGCGATTACTGTAGGCCCAGTAGCAGCGTCAGGACAGATTGCTTTTTCTGGAACTAATTTATCCAATAACGATACAATTATTATTGGATCAACATTGTATACTTTTGTTACAACACTCCCTGGGACTCCTGCTGAAGGAAGTGTTTTAATTGGAAGTGTTATACAAGACACTTTACAAAACCTCATAGCCGCTATTAATCAGACAGGAATTTACGGAGTCAATTATCAAGTGTCTAGCTTGAATACTCAAGCTTCTGCCCTGCCTTCGACTCAAGGGGGTGTTTATAAAATAATTGCCCGTTCCCCAGGTTCAGCAGGGAATGCAATAAGCATGAGTACGTCAAGTGCTTATTTGACTGTTTCGGCTACTTTAACAGGCGGGGCGGACACAGTTTCTTTAATTCCCTATCCTGTTATTTGGACCTCCCAGCAAACTATTCAACAGTTTGCAAACAGCGTGGCTTCAGCCATTAGTAGTTATCAAGGGAGTAGTGGGTTTTATGCGCAGAATAGGAATCAAACGATTTTCATCTATGCAACGAGTTTTAACAGCTATACTAATAATGCGAATATTAGTGTAACAGCAGTGGGTATTTGCTGTGGATTTTTAGGATTAATCTTTTCGATAGGTGCACAGACATCTACTGCTTCGTTGTCAACTTTAACGTTTAATGGAATTTCTTTAATAACAGGGGCCGCCGCGTTTTTAACCACCATTCCTGCTTTGGTCACAGCTATTGCAAATGATATAAATTCAAATACAATGGGAGGAGTTAATACAACTTGGCTCGCTGTTGCTGATGGGAATATACTTTATCTTTCGAATATCGTTACGACGAATAATGATCCTCCACAAACGTTAACATATTCTGTTGACTCCAATAGTTACTTAGGTGTAGGAAGTGTAGGAACTAATTTAATGATTGCGTCGGTTAGTCCTACATCTGTTAATTTTACACGCAACAATAACATCACTGCTACCTTTTCACCAGTGATTGTCACGTGTTCTGTCATTGGCGGTTACCCTCCTTATACTTATTCATGGCAATTTGCAAACGGCGCGACAGGGTTTTATGTATCGAGTCCCACAGCTCAATCAGTTCAATTCTATCGCAATGATACAGCGGGTAGTGATTTAACTGCATGGGTCTGTGTCGTTACTGATTCACAAGGAAACTCTGCAACAAGCAATGGTGTCACTGTATATCAACCTTAATTGAGTTAAAAGTAATTTTATATGAACTTTACGCTTCCTCAAAAGCTTGTTACTACTTGCACCGCAATCACCGGCGGAATTGATCCTCTTGATGGAATTGGAGAGTTTTATCAGTTCAATTTAACTGGAGCCGCTACTATACAAACAGGGGATGGATATAGTATTATTGTGACAGATTTAACCTCAAGCTCACAGACGCTTTTGGGCTATGGCACAGTTACAGGAATTACACCGACTTTTGCTTTTACCTTTAATAAGAAAGAATATGTACTTGCAAAAGATACAGTGTATTTTTCAAGCATCGACGATGCGGCATCGTGGAATAGTCTTACAGGAATTGGCAATAGCTATGTTCAATTGAGCGATGTAAATGGACAGTCGACGAATTTAATGGCTATTGCAGAATTCCAAGGTAATCTTGCCTTCTTTAGTCAGAACTGTATTCAAATATGGCAAACAAATGCCGATCCTTTGCAGTGGGATTTAGTTCAAACTATTCAGAATTCAGGAACTATTGCTGCGAATAGCGTTCAACCTATGGGAGATTTGGATGTTTTATATCTTCATTACACAGGAGTGAGGAGCTTACGCGCGAGAGAGATTACTGGATTTTCTTTTGTCAACGATTTGGGAAGTGCTATTGATTCATTGATCCAAGCGAGTTTAATCGCGAACGGAATAAACAGTGCAGCGGGGGCTTGTTCCATTGTTGATCCTACAACAGGAAGATACTGGTTGTATCTTAATGGATTGATTTATATTTTTAGTTACTTCCCGACGATAAAGATTCTTTCGTGGAGTACTTATACTCCTACTATCTTTTCTCCTTTAACCCCTGCGACTACTGGAGGTTCGGTTGTTAGCTTTAATACAGTACCTGGCCATACATATGCCTGGGTGAAAGGTAATGCGACTTCAGTAGGAGAGGGAGGAGTAAATTGGTATACTTCGCAAAATATCGTAGCTCCTACTTTTCAATTGTATATTACATACCCAGGAACTCCTGATGGAAGTAGTACGCTTACGGATTTAACTCAGGTACTTACTATTGTTCCAACGGGGTTTGAAATATACAATGGACAAGTTTATATCAATACTGCAAATGGGATTTACATATACGGAGGAGCGAATAATAATACGTATGACGCGACGCAGGCTACTGCCGCTACGGCGTTTCTTGATTTCAAGCATCCGGGGACTTTAAAAGCAGCGGAGAGTCTTGATTGTGATGTTAGTGGTGGATGGAATCTATATGTAGGAATGGTCGGTCCGGGGCAGCCGATGCAAACAGGACAGTTAAATGATGTGATGCAGTTAGTTTTCACCACGAATATACCTTCTTATCAGTTGCAGTCGCAGGTCTGTACAAACATGGAAGGATATCAGGTGAGGTTTATGGCACAGACTACTGGAAGTACTGCGGCTGTGCTTGGGGCTTTAACCTTTCATTATAGAATGGAAAACGAGAAAGATTAAAAGTATGCACATTAGAAACATTCAAAATGAAGAAGAGTTTCAAGCAGTGCTGGCCGCGGCAAAGGCTGATAAAAACCATCGGCCACTTATGCCTACGCAAGTTATTCGCAGAGACAATAAAGAGGGCGAGATTCTTGGCTGTTTGTCAATTCTTCCCAGTGTATTGTTTTGGTTGCATTCTGAAAAAGTCACAGCGAGAGAATCAAAGCAAACAAATGAATTTGTTGAAGGGCATTTATCTGCTATCGGCAATAGGGGGTTGTTAGTTCCTTGCACAGTGGATTCTCCTTTGCGCCCTTTTTTAACTCGCGTTGGCTATTTAGATGTGGCTAATGTGCAACTGTATGCTAAAAGTCTAATCATTCACTAAATAAAAATATGGGACTCTTTGGATCAACGAATGCCGGTAGTCAAGCGACGGCTGAAAATGCACAACAGCAGCAGCAAGTAAATCAGGCTGTTGGAAATATCAATAGTGCATTTTCAGGATTCACTCCTAAGTTTTATCAACAGCGAGGACAAGCGTATGAAGATGCCGCATTGCCACAAGTTGGTCAACAGTTTCAACAGACTAATCAAGAAACGCAAGAGGCGTTGGCGAATAGGGGATTGGGTAAATCTGGCGCGGCTGATCAAGCAAATGCGAGTTTGCAGCAACAGCTTGCAGGAAGTACGAATCAAGTTGCAAATCAGGCACAGCAGGCACAGCAAAGTCTTCAAGAGCAGGTTGTAAATGAACAGAGTAGTTTAATAGGCCAAGCACAGTCGGCTGCAAATCCTGCGACAGTTGCGGGGCAAGCTATTGCACAAGCGGGGAGTTTACAAGCTCCTAGTGTGTTGGCTCCGATTGGAAATATGTTTCAACAATGGGCTAATACTTGGCTTGCTGGAAAGTTAAATAATGCGTATAGCACGCCTGCGACACAAGGTGGTACGGTGCTTCCTACTGGTGCCACGACGGGGGCGAATTCAATAATGAGTTTAAGTAATCAAGGCGGTGATGGGGGTGGAGGAAGTAGCAGCGGTGGGGGCAATTACAATGTTAATAGATAAGTAAAAGTAAATAAATAAAAACAATTTTAACAATTAAAAAAGCGAGGTATCTATGGGTATGGCAGGTGGGGCACAAATGGTCGGTAGTGGAATAAGCAATATCTTTTCCACAATAGCAAATGCGGAAGACGTCGCAGCGATGAACAAAGCCGCGGCGAATATCGTCGCACAGGAACAAGGCGCTGCTAAACAAGGGGGAGATATATTCCAACAGAGTTTGGATAAAAGCACACCTCAAGCTGCGGAGAGTCAGATTAAACAAGGACAAGACCAAGCTTTGAATGAAGATAATAGGTTGCAGGGACAGTTGTCATTGCAAGATATTATCGGTGGGGGAGGAGGAAGTAAACCTAATGTTACAAGTGGCGCCGCGGGGGCTAAGATTGCCGCTGGGACTCAAGCAGGGGCTAAGAACCAAGGGTATACGAATTATTCCTTGCAACAGTATTTAAAGGATATAACTGCAAATAGTGCTTTAGGATTGAATAATGCACGTGCACAAGGTATTGCAAGCACCCTCGGCCCGATAGAAGAACAAGCGAGTCAAACAGGTAATGTACTTGCGGGGATTGGACAGACAATTGGAGCTGCTTTAGGTGCAGGAGGCGCTGCTGCGTCAATGTATAATGGAGCGAATACCTCGGCGGTGGGGTCGCAACAACAGTTGTATCAAAATGTACCTTTTTCTACGATAGCGGCTAATACACCGGATGCAGCTGATCAGTTCTTGGGAGGAAATCCTTTTACAAATCTTTTGCAAACGTGGGGCCAGAGTGGAGTGGGTACGCAATAAACCGTTTAACAAATATAAAGCAATAAGTAAACAAGCAACCAAAATAAATATATGCCACTAATTGGTTATTCTCCCTGGCAAGACATTGGTAAATTTGGTCAAGGTCTTGGGGATACTTTATCTCAGGCGTTGATTCAATTGCCGAGACTCCGTGCGGAGATTCAAATGCAGAAAGACAAAGCGGGAAGAGATGCGGCGGAGTTTCCTTTACAGCTTGCATTATTGCAAGGACAGGTAGATGAGCAAAAGTCGTTGAGTAAACTACACGAAGCACAAGCGGGGCAGGTACCTATTTTGGCTAAACAGAAACAGGATATTTTAAAACAAAGGGAAGAAAATACCCAGCATCGCATGAATCAAACTGATATTGGACTTGGGTTGAAAGAAGATGCTAGTGAGGAAAAGAAGTATGAGTTTGATGCAAAGAAAACTGCCGGGGAGAAAAAAGCTGCAACGCCGAAGATGATGAGTCCTGCGAGTCAAATGGAGTTGCAAAGGGCGTTGCAAGGAATTGTGGATAGTAGTGTGAAGAATCAATTACCAAATCCTGAAAGTGATATGGCGAAGGTAAAAGTCGATCCTAGTATTCAACAACAGATTTTTAATACGATGAACCAGGCGGCTACAAATGGAGTGCCTAATGGTGCGACGCTTGCAGGGTTCCAACATCTTATGGATGTTTTAAAAGTAAGTCCGAATATCAGTACACATTCGGTAACGAATTCTCCCGGAGGTTGGTTTAGCAAACCTGATGTTAGTCAGGTGCCTGTTACAAATAGTTTCACGGCAATGCTTCCTCCAATAATGGTTGATTCACAAGAGGCTCATAGTGCTTTGCCGAAGGGTACGAGATACGTTGATTCTCAAGGGAATGTTGCGGTTAAACAATAACAGATAAATAAATAAATAAATGTATGCCATTCATTGCACCTGAGACTGAGTTAATTCAATCCGCTAGTGGGAAAAGCACCGGGGGATTTGTCGCTCCAAAGGAGGATATCATTCAACCCGCAGGGGCTTTGCAATCAGGGAGTAGGAATCTAAAACAGATTCCGACTGGATTGCAGATAAGCCCTCTTGACAAATTCATAGCGGCTATGGTACCGACGTTGACAGGAGCTGAGCAAGTTACAAAGGAATTGAGTGACCCGTATAATATTCCTGGGCATACGATAAATGCGGCAGTAGGAAGAAGTGTAGTACCTGAAGTTGTAGGAACTAAGTTTAGCGAGGGTCAGCCAAAGCCACAGACAATTGGAGAGGGATTACAAAGCCTTCCGAGTCACTTTGCGGATATGCTGACTGATCCTAAGACTCTTGCACAGCTTCCTGCAATTGGTGGGGGAGAGATTGCTAAGTTATTAATGGGATTAGGCCTAGCAATGGGAGGTACGCAAGCTGCCAGTGAGGCAGCGGCACCGGATAAAACTCTGGGAGAAAGAACTGTAAGTACTGCGGATGCGATTCTAGCCGCGTTGGGGGCGAAGAGTTTAGTCAAGCCTAAGCCTAAGACGGGAAGTGAGTTAAATGCCGGGGATGTAAACGCAAAGACCACAGCTAGTGATGTGGATCAAATACAAGGAAGAGTCCCACCGGAAAGACAGATAGGTCCGGGAGTTAGATTTGAAGGCGGAAGTCAATCGGTGCCGATGACGGATGTTAGTCAACTGAGCCCTTTTGAAAAGTTGAAGTTCGAGCTAGAGGCACAGAGACGGAGTGAGATGGCCCACGCACAGATTGAAAAGAAAGTGAGACAGATGCCTGAGGGGGAAAGGTATCTGATGATAGGTCCGGGAGTTAGATTTATAGGCGGAAGTCAATCAGCGCCGATAGTGGATGTTAGTCAAATGAGTCCTTTTGAAAGGTTGAAGTTCGAACTAGAGGCACATAAGCGGAGTGAGATGGCCCACGCACAGAAGGAGGATATTGAAAAGAAAGTGAGACAGATGCCTGAGGGGGAAAGGTATCCGATTATTGGTGAAAGAGGAGTGAATGCCCCCTTTGAGTTGAGCAAGGAGGAGTTAAGTAGTTTGCAACAGAGATTGCAGGCGAGACAGATTGTAAAGCCGACTAGTAAGTTGGAGAGTAAACCTATTGAAAATGTAGAAGGTGGGAAGATTTCATTCGGGAGTCCTGCGAAGGCAGAGGCAGTTCCGAGTGCAAGGCAAGCAGCACAAATACAACCGCAGCAACCGCAACAAGTAAAAGAAGGAGTACAAAATGCCGTTCAAATCGAAGAAACAAAAGGGGTTCCTGTTCGCGAATCATCCGGAAATAGCGAAACGTTGGGCGAAGGAAACCGAGGCGAAACATTCCAAGGGCGGGAAGGCAGTCAAAGGAATGAGCTATCACAACAAACCGGAGGGACTGAAGGAGGTGGCGAAAAGGGCGTGGCAGAGAAAACACAAAAGGGACGAGGAAAAGGAGGGGGAGAGGAAGTAGGATTGTGGCAGCAGTTACATGGGGGATTAGAAATCACGAAGGAAAATCTCGAAGACCTTGGAAAGCTTGAAGGAACCTCACATAAAAAACTAACTCCCGAAAGTGGTTCTATCTTAATGGAACCCGTCGTTAACGGCACGAAAAAACTTGTTGATCAAGTTTCTCAATGGGCCTCCCGTCGTCCCGCGATTGATCAAATAAAACGTACAAAAGACGCTACGATAAACATCGCAAGAAACAAAGCCAATGAAATAACCAACGATGTAAAAGGCCCTGCATTGCGTGATTTCGGTTTAAAGGATCCTCAACGGATTTTAAAAGCCGCCGGGCTATCTCCTGTTTATCGTCGGGCAAAAACCGCTTACGATAATCTCTCAGGGGCTATTGGACTAATGAGAGAGAGTGGATTAGATAGGAAAGTTCTTGAAAAGCAATTGGATGAAGTTAAAAGTAAAGCTCCTGAAAGTAAAGATAAAGAAGCATTCATTCGTTACGCTCAAGAGGCTTTAAACAACTGGGATAAATACTCAAAGCATGTTGAGAAATACGGCAAAGCTTTAGATCAAGAAGTAAAGTGGGAAAGAGACTCAGGACATCATATAAATTATGTGCCGAATTACATGATGCACCTCGCGGATGATACAAGTGACATGACGAGCTTTACTCAAAAAAGGAATTTTGCAACGCTTGCGGATAGGTTAATTGCGGGGAAAAAGGCGGGGAGTTTTGACTCTCTGGAATTGCTCAGAAGCCGTTTGCAAAAAGGCCAACAGCTTTATGTGCAAAGCAAGGTGTTTGATAAGTTAATGGAAGGAATGAAAGCCCCTGGTTCGGGAGAAAATATATTAAAGAAATGGAAAGAAGGTCAGGAAATACCCAAAGGCTATGTGGTGGTAGATGTCGCAGGAACAAAGCGACTTGTGAAAGAGGGGTATAAGTCTATTGTCACTGCGATTTACGATCCTAGTATTTTCACCAGGGGTCAAATCGGTCCTGTGTTGATGAAAGCTAGAGGTGTGCAAAAACACGTCAAGCTGTTGTTTGATACCGTTCACATGGCCCGTATTGGAAAAAGGGGCTTGGAAGCAACCGCTGGAGATGTCGTAAAAGGAAAGCTTCCTGAAATTACTAAAGGATTACTTATTCGTGATAGAAGTCCTGAAGAAATACAAGTTATTGCGAAAGAAGAAGGTTGGACAAAGGAAGAAACAAATGAAGCGTTAAGAAGAAAGAGGGTTAGTAATTTACTAACAACTGAAGGGTTTAATACTGGTCGTACGACAGATGCGTTCAATCAACATTGGGCAGAAAAGCTTCCGGCTACGGGGGATTTTACAAGGTATCTTTTTGACGTCTTTCAAGCGGGGTTGATGGAAGATGTTGGATATAAGGCTTATGATGTTTATAGAAAACAATGGCCGAAATTGAGTGAAAGAGAAGTTGCAAGAAAAGTGAGCCATGATATAAATGTGGCCTTTGGTAATTTAGGTAAACAAGGTTTATTGACTCGTGCCAGTTATCGTGACCTGGCGCAGCTGTTTTTCCTTGCACCGAATTGGACAGAAGGTGAGGGGAGGTTTGAAGCAGGCGCGGTGAAGGGAGCGGTGAAGGGAATTTATGATACTGCTAGAACTTTAAAAGAGGAAGGAGTTCTCAGGCCACAGTTCAATATGCAGTCGAGAATGATGGGCACGGGGGTTGTTGCTTATCTTACATTGAATGCTTTGATTAATGAAGCGACCACGGGAAGTCCAATGCGTAAGGAAGAAGGGCACGAGCTTGATAGTAAGATTGGAGATTTCTATCTTGACCCTACAGCGAGTAGCTTTGAACTTACTCATGGATTTGAAAAGGCTCTTGTGAGAGATGCTCTCGGAGGTAAGGTTGATGATGTTGATTCAGTTAGCGAGGCGTTTAAAGATGTACTTGGAGGACATCTAAGTGCAGGTATGCAACCCGTTGCTTCGTGGATTACGGGGAAGAAGTATGGATTAACTGGACCTATGGAAAAAAAGGAAGGACAGGTTGGAAGGTTGATTAAAGGCGAAGTGTTTCCAAGTCCTATTGGAGCACAGGGCGTGGCTGATTATATAAAAGGCAAAGGTGGAACGCAAGAAGAAAAACAGTTGTTAAATAATCTAATAGGCCCTGTGGATATAGCACCTAGTGAAAGACAACAGACGATGCAACTTGCAAGGAAGTGGAAGAAGGCTAATGGAGTGAAGGAGGATGAAGGAAGTTTTCCGGAGAGTGATTATCTTGATTTGAATAACGCCCTGAGAAGGGGCGATATGAAAGTTGCTAAGGAGCAAATTGAAAGGTTAAAAGAAGAAGGGGGAAAGAATGATAAACAGCTTGAGAAGTATTATGAAACCTATGCGAAGTATAGGTTCACGGGAAGTAAGGAAAGAGAGGAGGAGTTTTATAGTTCTTTGAATGAAGAACAAAAAAATGTTTATGACAAGGCTAAGGGGTCTAATCAGGAAGTTAGTAATAGGTTCTTTCAAATAATGGGAACGAGTCCTGAGGAGGTGAAGGAAGTGCAGAAGAAAAAAGGTAATAAAAAAGGAAGGAGTAGTATTTTTAACTAATGAACATCAATGCAAAAGTAATTGAACATGATAAACACCGTTATCCTACAGTGGGTGATTGGTGGGTCGATGATAAGAATGTCTTGCAAATTCGCAGTTCACGTTTGAGCGATGCAAGATATGAACAGCTTATTATCTTACACGAGTTGATCGAGGCGTTGTTGTGTCTTCAAGACGGAGTGGATGAAGAAGCGGTTACACAATTCGATATTGAGTTTGAAGCAAAGCGTCTCCCTGGGAATGTAGAAGAGCCGGGAGATTGTGTTCTTGCACCTTATTATAAACAGCATCAAATTGCTATGCAGTATGAAAAGCAATTAGCTGAAACTCTTGGGGTCAATTGGGAAGCGTATGAAAAGGAGATTGAAAGTTTATGAAGAAAGATGAAGAAGAAAAAGAAGAAGAAGAAAAATCAAACATGGGGGGAATCACCGAGGGGGAACTCCGGACGAAGACGGTGTGTGTAGTAGACAATGGGCTGTTCATAAGCTTTGCACGGAAGATCGCCTCGGGGTTCAAAAAGGTTTATTACTACACACCATATCAATCCGCTTTTGTACAGTCGCGCCAGCTCGTTATAGGGAGTGGGTTCGATGAGATAGAACGTATCCTGGACCCGCAAAGCAGGGAAGATGAAGTTGACCTTTGGGTCTTTCTTGATCTGTATCAGAGTGACTGGCAAGAACGGTTGAGAAGCCAAGGCAAACGTGTATGGGGTGCCGGCTTCGGTGAGGAAATGGAACTTCATAGATGGGAGTTTAAAGAATGGTTAAAAAAGCAAGGAATGGACGTCCAGCCGATGGAACATATTTTTGGTTTTGAAAAACTAAGAAACCACCTTAAGAAGGTGGAAAATAAATATGTAAAAACTTCATTCACCCGTGGGGATTTTGAAACCTTCCGACACGAGACCTATGCTCTCAGTGAACCCAGGCTCGATGATTTGGAACATCATTTGGGAATTGTCAAAGACGATTATGAATTTATTGTCGAGGATGAAATCCCTGACGCTGTTGAGGTTGGTTACGACGGCTTCACGGTGAGAGGTCAATTCCCCAAGTTGGGAATGATGGCGTATGAAGTTAAGGACTGTGGAATGATCGGTTGTGTTAAAACTTATGACGAACTCGCAGAGCCAGTTAAGAAAGTGAACGCTGGCCTGGTCGCGGCATTCCGTGCGGATAATTACTGCGGCTTTTTCTGTAGTGAAATACGTTACACCAAGGATAAGAAAGCGTACTTCATTGATCCTTGTTGCAGATTGGGCACGCCGAGTAACGAGTTGTTGCAGGAGCTGTTTGATAATTGGCCTCAAGTTCTGTGGGACGGGGCCGGTGGTGTTTGTACCACACCAAGGAAAAAGTTCGAGTTCGGTTGTATGGCTGTTATTCATAGTGAGTTTGCGGTTGAAAATACACAGAGTATTAGTTATCCAAAAGAAATTGATGAGTATGTAAAATTAAGATTTCACGTCCGTAGAAACGGGAAGGACTACGTGGCACCACAAACCATAGGTTTGCCTGATTTGGGTGTTGTCGTGGGTGTGGGGAATTCATTACTTGAAGCAATAAACTTGTGTAAGAAACGAGCTGCAATGATAAAAGGTTTTGGGATTGAAGTTTCACTGGGGAGTATTGATAAGGCTTTGGATACAATTAGGGAGGGGGAAAAAATGGGGGTTAAGTTTACGGATAAACCCTTGCCTACGCTTGGGGAATTGAAGAAGGGGTAGGGGTAGGAGGAGGAGGAGGAGTTAAAGTTAAAGTTGAATTTGACTTTGCCGCTTTCTGTTTTTCTAAAAGCTCCCCGTACTTTTCAGGCAGCCATAAAATATGATCGCGTTCGATTAAACGATCAGTTTCTTTCAGCCATTCTATTGTAGAAAGAACTTCCATTCGAGACATATTATTTTCAAGAAACTTCTTCACCTCCTTGGTGGAGATTTTTCCGTTTAATTTTTTAATGTGTTCCAAAAGGGCTTGTTGATGTTGGGCGAGTTCGTTACGACCGCTGGCGAGGAAGAGTTTAGGCATGGTTATTTCAGCGAGTTCCAAATGTGCCATTGCTTCTTCTATTGAGTCCTTGCGGATGATTAAACGTGGAGAGTATTCACTCATTTCTATGAGCATCGCGAGTTTTAAAACGAATTCTGGTTTCGATTTTAAGTAGCCGAGAATGGGAGAGTCAGAGGGGATGACGCGTTCGCGATACCATTTAGAATAGAAGTCGCGAGCGTCGGGTTCGTATTGAAAACCCCCTACTATTGTGGAGATTTTACGAAGGTGTTCTATACAACGTTTGCGAGCAAGGGCCATGTCTTGTAAGACTTCGGGAAAGGGAATACGTTTGCCTTCGTCTTCTGCCAAGATGAACATTACACGACGTGCGAATCCTCCGGAGATTATATTGAGTTTTAGGTTTTGAATAATCCACTCGGGGGTTTCACATGCAAGGATGTTTATACAGGGGTTCATTATTACTTCTAATCCGCGTTTAATAGTTCCTGCATCGAACATTTTTTTATCCCATATGTCGGTGAGGAAGTTAATCATCATACTTGGGGAGATGCCCATGAAGTTCTTTAGTTCGTTTACAAATAAGGCAAGGGGGCGGTGAGAGACTTGAGTACCATGTTCGTCGGTATATACACGTTCGTAATCGTCAGCGGCCATGTTCTTTACAATGTCTTGACAAGTCCACATCGCAGCGCCAATGGGAAGAGTGGGGAGAGCTTCTACAACCATATCGTAGGCTATGTTTTTTGCAGTGGTTTTTTTATCCCCCTGGGGACCGACGAGGCAGGTATAGAGTTGTGGAGTTATTGTGAAGTAGCCATTGCGGAGGTATACACGTTTTTGCAACGCACAAGCAAGGCAAGAAAAGCCTGACCAAAAATGCCAGTTCTTTGGACATTCGTTACCGGAGGTGTAGTGAATATAGTCGGAAAGGAATGAGGGCATATTAGTATTAGTAAAGCTCTTCGGCTATTAGGCGTTTGTCGGTTCTTGATAATCTGGATGTGATGATAATACCGGCTGCTCGAAAGTTATAGGTCTTTTCACAACTTGGGCAGAAGTATCGTGGGCTAGAGTATATAGGATTTGGATTTGCAATTATTCTAGTAGAATAATAGCCGCAACAAATCGGCCTTCGCTGTTCAAACCAATCGTATTCTTCTTTTGAAAGGTGCATATCTATTTTAGATTTTAGCTTTTTTAAATTCAAATATTTCCAACCTTGGATTCTTCATCAAATGCCCAGTTTGTTCCATAATTCCCGTCAAAAGGTATTGTTATTATTTGACCCGCGATTTCGACGGGATTATTAAAGTAGGATTTAATCTTACCAACTGCCCAGGAAAGGTCTTCTTTGGGGAATTGTCCGATAAGCGCATCATGGACTTGATGTAGGGGTTGGATTTTGAGTTTTGTTTTATCTCCATCTTGAATTCTGTTTTCTTTATCATACCAAAGGCTCCTTGCTGCCATGTTTGTTGCGTACGTTGTATATACTTGAGGGAGATGTGCAAGTATTTCTCCGAGGATGTCTGTCGATCGACCGAAGAATCTTCTAGTGAATCCATTGGACGCGGATAGGATACGCTTAGGACATACTTCCCTCGTCCCCCAGTTGTGAAATTTCTGAATATCATAACCGAGCATCACGGCTTGCCTGAAGTTTGTTACTTCACTCCTACTTAACCATACCTTTCCTTCGCTCTGTTTGCCTATTTGATCAGAAAGTAAATCAACACCCATGAGATAACAAACGCCCCAAATGCCAACTTTGCAAGCAAAATAATCCCAGTCGTCTTTCTTAACCTCCTTGAGAAGAGACTTAATCTCGTCTCTTTGCTTTCCGATAAGGGAATGATTCCCGTGGCGTAGCATGTAACAAATTCGACTCGCTGGCTTGATTCCGAAGCGTAGGTCTTCCAACATTGTTGGGCTTCCATATTTGTTGAGAATAGCCCCAATAGTCCAACCATCCGACCCTTTAAGATCACATTGGAATAAAAAGTATCCCTCGTCGGCAATGAATAAGTCACGCATACCTTTGTGTATAGGATGACCAGGGGGCCGAAGGGAATTAGCGTCAGGTATTGTTTGCAAGTTATATCCCGAACCGGTCGGCGATGTGTAGCAAGAAATTCTCCCAGTTGTCGTACCGACTGGATTGTAACCCGCGCGGATTCTTCCATCAGGGTCGGCAAAGATGTGAAGCATTTGACTCCGAGTGCGCATGATTCCAATGTCAATGGCCAAGGCAACGGCGGGGTGAGGAGTCTTGGATTTTTGGATTTGTAAAAGAGCATCATAATCGGTGGTGATTGAGCGAACCTTTGTTTCGGGATTTGTATTATATTGTATAGGAAGTTTTAAAACATCGTAAAGAAAGTGTTTAAAGTCCTTTCCTTTGATATTCATCGACCAGCCTATTGTAGAATTAAGGTATCCAATTTCCTCGGGGGTAAACTCACGTTGAGTTTCTGCAACTTCTTCGATAAGGAGTTTGATTGTTGGATAAGCTTCCTCAAAGTCTTTCTTTGGCTGACCGGGGTTCTTTTTATAACAAATTTCAGATTGTATTTTGGAAAGGAGTATTTCAAATCTTGAAGCAGAGCGTGTTTCAGATCTTGAAGGGTGTTCTTTAAGGTCGAGTAAAAGTTTTTCGACTCCAACTCCTGCAAGCAGGTCAAGCTCCCTTTGTAGGAGATGAATATGGTGATCGACTTCTTGAAGGCGTTGCGTGGCTTTTTGTGTGTCGTATTTGATTCCACGCAGTTCAATGTAGCGGAAGATTTGCAGAAGGGAGTGGTTGAATTCATAATGTTTTTTAGACGTGGGAGTTAGGAGTTTTGTAAGTTGGTCATTGCATTCGAAAGTAACGGCGGAGTCCTTACAACAATATGTATAGTGAATGTGGTAGTCAGAAGCCTTACGTTCAGATTTGTAGTAAGGTTCTTTTGTGAGAAGAGATGTTTGAAAGGCCAGGCTTTTTTCAAGCTCACAGTATTGTTCCCAAAATTTTAACATCGTGTCATCGACAATGTTAGATACGAAGCAAGAGTATCCGTATTCAAGAACGAAAGCGTCATAGAGACAGTTTTGAAGAATCTTTTTAACCTTGGGGGAGGCGAGAATAGCGGAGAGTGCTTTCCATATACGAAGTTCTTCTTCTAAAGAAGACCAGTAGGAAGAGCCGTCAAGCTTTGCGAGGGGTACAATAAAGGAGTATGAAGACGAAGAAGCGAATGAGATGCAAGACATACAGTCAAGTCCGCCTTCGATGTCGCAAGAAACGGTTTCGGAGTTTTCGATAAAATTATAAAGACGAGAAACGATCATATCGACGTCGTAGTCGATATGAAGGTCTCGAATAGGGAGGTGAAGTTCTGGGGAGGTCGATTCGTTAAAAGCACGCTTGATGTCCATGCGTAAGATAGGCATCCATTTATATTGACGCAGACAAGCGGCTGGGTGGTAAGTGGCGATGCATTTGTAGTTTGCGAAGACTCCAGACCCGATGAAAAAAGAACCCCGCCAGTTTCCGATTTTATCCTCGACGTTTTTTGCGAAGTAAAGCGCGGAACGACCGAGAAGAAGAATACAGTTGGGTTGAAAGGCGTCTAAGTCCTTTTTTAATTCCGCAAGGCCGTGGGCGAATTCAGGACCGGTTTTGGAAAATAATTCTATCTTATTGCCCGGTGGTCGGTATTGGCAGACGCTGGCTATTAGACAGGCGGCACGGGGGACGTTGAGTTGGGAAAGGATATTGTCAAGAACACGACCAGAGGCGCCAATAAAAGGTTTGCGTTGGTCACATTCTTCTTCACCAGGGGCTTCACCGACAATGGCGAGACGAAAAGAAAAGCCCAGGGCTGTTGGGGAGAGGTTTGGAACAGGGCCGCCGATAGCGAGGGAGTTGGGAAAGGGAGGAGTGATCATTCTTTTTTTTTCTTTTTATTTTTCTTTTTATTTTTATAAGTTGAGTTTTTCAATAAGCGTATCTTTTATGCGTTCGCTGAGCTCGTCAAATTCTATTTCACGAGTAAAGTTTCCCCCATTTATGTATTTTGTAATGCGCATGATTGAAGAATCACGTATTATTATACAATAGAGGTCGCCTCCTATGGGGATGTTATATTCATAGGACTGACCCGGGAGGAGGGAGTGATCGGAGTGGGAATGAGAGTAAATCATGCAAAGGAAAAATTAGGGTTGAATTTTAAATAATGCCGTTTCACGTTTTCAATCAACGCATTATAATGAGCAGAGTCTTTTTCACATCCAATGAAGTTTCTTTTCAAACGGATTAATGAAATGATATTACTTCCCCGTCCTGCGAAAGGTTCAAGAATTGTTTGCCCTTCCATTGTAACTGCTTTAATCAAATGCTCCCACACGGCGAAGGGCTTGACAAAAGGATGGCCGAGTTCTTGTTTGTATTCATCGTGCATCGCGATGATGTGAGCGTTCTCGCCGGGAATTATCATCGTGGCGTTGCCTTTGCGGCATACCATTGCGATTTCGGTGGTCTTTGTGAAGTTTTGATTCCCGGATTGGTTTAAACAGCGATGAGATTTTAACCAGACGATAGGCCAGCGTTGAACCTTAAAGCCGGCTTGTATCGCGCAATTGTAAAGAATAGTCCAAAGCATTTGGTCGGCCCAGATTATGCAAAAGGAGTTATCTTTTAAACAAGTATAAGCAGCGGGAAAAAACTGCGAGAGGAGAAGTAAATTTCCTTCGACGGTATGCTCGGCTTCGACACTTGCGATGTTTTCCATTCCAGTGTTTTGCTGGTCGAGATTCGCCATGTCTATTCCATAAGGGGGGTCGGTGATTATGTGGTCGAAGGTCAAGGGGTTGTTTTGCATGAAGTTTATGCAGTCCACATTGAATAGCTTTGAGGAAAGTGGAATTGTTAAATTGAGTTTTGACTGAGAAGACTTTAAATCGTGATAGGCTTCAAAGTCTTCAGGAGGGTTGAGGGGGTTTAAAAGGTATAAAGTACGTGCTTCGTCTTTTGTGAGATTCGCGTAACCTCCACGGGCTTTTTCACGAAGCTGAATTATGGTGGGAAATAAAGTGGAGGTGGAGGTGGGTTCATTCGTTGAAGAGGTGGAAGTGGAAAGGGAAGATTCTTCGGTGTCGAACAGACCTTCAAGACCTGTTATTTCTTCTTCGTTTTTGTCTTGGGGGAAGATTGTGGGTGATGTGTTTATAATAGTGCCATTAGCCGAAGCCATACGCTTAGCGAGTTCGGTATTAATGTGGTCTTCTTCTTCTTGCATACGCAGGCGATACGCATCGGTTAAAGAAGTGCAATTCCAGTATTTTGCCTTAGGGGAAACTGATTGATCAGGAAGCATCTCTGCACGGAGCTTTGCTGCGATTGTTCGCGCGTAGTTCACAGTGCATGTAGTGTTCATTCCTAAGAGATTCGCGGTTTCTTTTTCCCCCCATTGGTTACTTTCAAGTGCGGCCTGACGCTTTTTGATTTTATGAATGGTGTCGATGGCGAGCACGCGCTCTTGCCAAGACATGTTTTTGCGCTTAATATTTTCTTCAATTTCCAACTCGTGGAGTTTGTCTTCAGGAAGTTCACTTCCAAGAACAAAGCCTGGATGTAGAGGGTCACAGACCGACCCGTGGTAGAGGAATTCGTGGCCGAGTTCCTTAAGAAAACTAAGACGCCTACCTCCTGCGAGAAGACGATAAGTATTGTCCGCTTGAAGCGTGAGTACGATGGGTTGGATGGTGCCGTTTTCATGTAGGGATTCCTTTAAGCCGTCGCTGTTTGAGTGGTCGATGCGAAGGCGGTTTGAAACGATTATTGACGCTATTGTTATTTTAGTGGTTATTTGCGATTCCATATTTTTGTAATTATATAGGTTAAAAGGATTAAAACTATTGAAACGATTGGGAGGTATTTTAAAATACGTATGCAAGTGGTGAGCATACTAAGATTTGTATCAGTTCAAGAGTTTGAATCTTTTTAAGATTCCCACTTAGAAGGAGATGAAGCTTCTAAGTGGGAATTTGTTACTGCTTATTGCTTATTGCTTATTGCTTATT